GTTAAAAACTGGAGTCGCCATGGAGGGAATATTTTCGCGTGCATTTTGCTTTCTGGAGTGCCTTGGAGCAAACAGAGATCCACGAGCTAGAAGAACTTACGCACCAAGCGATGGATTTTCATTGTTCGTAACTAGATTTAACGCCACAACCGAGAGACCAATCACACAAACGCCTAGTACAGTAGAGGAACATCGAGCTTGTTTTTATGCGGGTTTAGATTTAGTAATTGCGGCATTGGGGATAAATTTTAATTATAGATTGCCAAATTATACACCAAACGTCCAAGTTTTATCAATTTTAGCACGTGAAGATTTACCTTATACAACAGAAGCGTTTACACGTTCATCGCGAATTCTTAATGAAACGACTGCAGGGCAGAGCACACGACGATTTACACAACCATGGCCAGACGTCAGTTTTATGTATTTGGCGGGAACTCCATTTCGGACGGATGATAATGAACCACAACCAATGGCCGTTGGATACAATGATATGGAAGTGACGTTAAATGTAAATGAGGACATTGAAATTACTGATATTGTTATGCCTAATTATCCTGATGTAGTTAATGCATGTATTACTTGGTATACGTTGTCACATTATCGAGGCGCAGCGGGAGCGTTAATAGAGGGTTCACGGTTGTGTACATTAATGATAGGAGATGAAGAAGTGGATGCCGGTGTTGAACTTATTGTGCCTTCAGGAACCGCGATTAGGGTTGCGAACAATAGTGGAGTTAATACAGGAATAATACATATTACGTTAAAATGGTTTACACGGGCACAGCCCGGTGAACACTTGTATGATACGATGTTAATGGATATTGATGCGTGTTATTCTTTTCATAGTGAGGATTGGTATGAGTTGCGCTCTTTTCTTCTACGATCAGTCGGTCTTCCAACGCATGCACCACCGCTTGAACCAATAAGGGTGCCAAATCGTGTGCTTGCTTTAGCGTTAATAGCACGTCTACAGAATGTTTATGTTGCTCATTCGCCTATAGATATACGTGCGATACAAGATGTGAATGGTCAGGGCGGATTGCCAAATGCCGCGTTAGAGGCCCTGCGTAGAGTATAGTGATTTGCAAGTACCACACAAATCACTACTACGCATCCCCCTCACGCCCAGCGTTCCAATTAAGCATGGACTGAGAGCACATGGGACTCGTGTCATAC